TACAATCTGAGTGTATTGCTCAAAAGTCATCGATATATGCCAATCTGTCGCCTGATAGCCGACAACCATAGCCTCATTTCTATGTTTTGATGATGTATAGCACGCCATAGTTCTTTGGCTTTGTTTCTGTGCCGCCGGTCGTGGATGTGGCTACGGTGGTGGTGATGTTGGCTGTTCCAGTATTTGTGCTATAAGTAGTTCCAGTACCAAAACCTGGAAGACCTCCGCCACCAGCTCCGTTAGGGCCAGTAGAATTGATACTGTGTGTATGGCCGCTATCCGTAGATGTCGCCGTGTGGCTATGGTTCAGATATGTATCCGCAGCATAAGTGCCGACTGACGGGCCAACGGCACCACTAGATGATCCAGTCGCGTTGGTGCCTGTGCCGCGCAGAAACATGCCTCGAAGATCCGGCACGTTAAATGTCGTAGACCCATCGCCAGTGCCCCAAGTTGTGCCGATGGCATTATAAAGCGTTGCATAAGTAGAGCGTGAAATAGCCGCGCCATTACAAGCGAGCCAACTTGTCGGTGCGGATGTGCCTGCAAAAGGCATAATCATACCTGACGGCATGACTGTATCAACATACTGTTTTGTTGACGCTTGAAGTGCTGTCGTTGGATCGGCGGGCAGAACAATCGGGATTGTCGCCGTAGCGTTTGTCGTATTGATCGTAAACAGCGTCGTGCCGTTAGCCTTAAGAACTATACTACGAGCGCCTTCAGCCGAATAATAAGAGTTAGATCCGTCAGCCGATATAATCGACCGTGCCACACCCGAATTAGATAGCCAGATCGCGCCATTATTAGCTACGTCTAACGCAGCGCCAGGAGCGGATGTTTGAATACCAACATTGTTAGACGCGTTGACAATAAAAGGAATTAAATTAGGGTCGGCTGAATTTTGAGCGACAAAAATAGCGCCTGTGCCGGTCTGAGTAACTTTAAGCGCCGCACCGCTGCTGTTCGATGAGACAGTAACGTTGCCAGACAGAACTGGCGACAACGCCGAAGTAGGGGCTGAAATATTGTCAACAGTCCAGATCTCAGTATTGGTAGAGTCACATAATTTAAACTTATACGTCGCCGCTCCAAGCCAGACGTTAGCCTCGCCTCTCGCGTCAAGAACAATAGGATTGCTATTAGCCGTTCCACCAGAGCTATCCGTATAGGTAGCTGATGGTGTCGTCGTGCCTGCGGCGTAAGTATAAAGCAGACCACCCGCAAGAGGGATGCCTGAAGCAGCAAAAAACTGCATTTTTGCGGCTGGTGTAAGAACAGTCATTTATGCACCTACAATACTTGTGACGGTTATAATAGCCGAAGGAATAGCTGGAACAGGGCTTGAATTACTAAACGCTGTTATTTTTACGTTTGTGCTGTCAGTAGACCACATAAGACGAAAATAATCGCCTTTTTGTAGGTTTAGCACAAAATTCCACGCAGCGACAGACGCGGCGTTAGATCCTTGAAGAGTGACTTTTGTGCCTGAATAAGGCACTGACGTTCCATTAACATCAGCCCAGATATAGACATTTTGTGCGCTGCCGCTTGAACTGGTTAACTGTAATGAAAACTGAAAGTTATATGTGCTTGTAGTGTCTACATAAATGCGAGACGTAGGCGATCCGACATAAACGCCATATTGCAGAATATTATTGGACGCATCAACATAAGCACTATTAAAAGTAACGGCATAAGCTGTGTTTATAGCGGCGGCGCTTTGCGTTGTTGTATCATAATATGATCCATATCGCTCACCAGCCTGAACAGCTTGGTAGATATTAAACAGCCATGTATACCATGCGCGCGAAACAAAATTTGTAGCTTTATCAATAAATTCAACGCGCGGCGCAGGAATTTGTGTGTTGTTGGGATTTACGTTAGGCATTGGTGCCGTCCACATGCAACTCTGCACCAACGATAGCTATTTTGACCGGATCAGTTCCTGACACCTCATACACGCGGTCGCGGAGCTTTGTTGTCATGCCAAGACGTCGCCAGATGGTGCGATAGCCTGTTTGACCAATCTGGCCCATAGAACGCCAATGTTCATTAGACCATGTATGCCCACCGTCATCTGACCACCTCAGCATGACCTGTGGGTCAGCGCCATTCGTAACGGTATATTGAGTGTAGTTACGGATTGTTAAAGCAGACCCAGAACGGTCAAGAATGAAATTGTTAGCGCGGTCATAAATATAAATAATAGCATTGACTTCATCCTGACTATAACCGGAAAGCCCGACACCTGTCTCACAATCGAGTTGAAGGCTATGTTGAGCTGAACGATTTAGATCATTTTGTCCTGTAGGCAACGCTCGCCACGATCGTAACCATTTTTGAATTGTTCCAGCTTCTGAATAAACATTTAAGTCATATGAATAGATAGCGCCTGCGCGATAATCGCCGATGACGTTTGTATTATTAAAAAACATCTGACAGTTGCCACGTTGCCGCGTAAACGTGTCATTGTCCCATCCAGCACGCTCATGCCATGCTTGTGTGGCTACATCATAAACCCAAGTTCTATCCGCTGTCGGAAAATTCAACACATAGAACGAATGACCATCTTGCTGGTATGTATAAGCTGTAGCGTCAGAAATTTGTGAGTATTGTTGAATTTGCCATTCAACGGCGTGCGTTGAAATGCGCTCCCCAGAATAACCATTAGAGCGATAAACTATACCTTTACCGCGCTGATCTGTGCCAAGCCAAAAAATGCCATTGTCAAGTTTAGCAACCGAATAAGCCGCTGCACAACCGATCTCATTAAACGCGCCTTGAATACGCGCTAATGGAAAGGTTGGCAGACCTGCATCATACCAAACCTCAACTGTATAAGATCCAAATAGCCAAACCTCACGATGATCGACGATCAAAGTAACAAGATTATCTGGAGCACCATCCGCCGCCGCATAATTTAATGGCTGTATAGTCAGGCCATCTTGAAGATTTGATACCCAAAAATTCTGCGTTCCTGGCTGATTATAAACAAAATATCCATCAAGATAACCGACACCTACAGCGCCGTAAAAGTTGGCGCTTGTAATCTGAGAAAATGTATTTGTAGACGTATCGTAAATATAACCATATGTTCCAGCAGCAATATAAACTTGCGTATTATTATTGGACATATTGACAGGACCAGTGCCAGACACTGTGCCTAATGATGTCGGAAGCCAGTTCGTATCGACGCGATAAAGCGTATTGCCGGAGACAATATAGCCGTAATTATTAAAAGCCCACATACCCCGAATAGGGCCAATACCGACAGTAGCAAGAAGTTTAAGACCTGGCGCTCGTTGTAACCACGCGGCCTCTTTACCGCCTTCAGGTATAATTTCAGGGTAAAGATTTATCATGCGGGCGTCTGCCGCATTGACTGATCTGGTTACATAAGAAGAGCCGAGGATAGGCGTCTTCATTAGTAGTTGCCTGCATAGATGTTAAAGCGCTGGCGGCGTTGCATCATGCTGTAAGGCAACGCCATGACGTCGTCAGGATTATTGACGCGTTTCAGATCGCGTTTCGACGCCATAGCGATACGGCTAACTGTAGGTGATGGCTCGACGCCAAACTCAGGAGCAATTTCACAAGCCAGATTATATCTAAACGCGCGCAAATAACCCGGCGGAAATAACAAAGGCGTCGCCAATGTCGCTGGCGTATCGAGCGTAGAAACAGAAATAAAATGCCATTCCAACACACGCGTCGGAACAGGATAAATGCTCATCGTAATGTTAGGATATGTCATGTTGACAAATATGACCTGCGGATAAGTGCTGGTAACAGTCTTAACGGCAATACCATCATATTGTTGTTGATTAATAATTTTAATGCCAAATGAAACGTTTGTTGACGGGTCTCTAAAATATGTCGCGTCATCTAGACGAATCGGGCGATTGCCTACAAAGTCGCCGGTAGGGCCAAGTGTCTGAACACGAAAGTTTGGCGTCCAGAGAAATGTTTGATCTTGAGTGCAGAAAACTGACAGACGCTCGGTATTCCAAGAGTCTATCATTTGATTCATAGCTGCTAAGGCATCATTAGCTGTCTCAGAAGAAGGCGTTTCGCCTTCAGCCAGCATCCCTATCAGTCTCAGGGCGCCGCAGATCTGGTCGTATGCCGAATACGTTGTCATCATCTACCTTTTGTCTGCGCCCGCGTCGCGAAACTATAGCATTGGTCGGCTCTTCAGTCACCTCACCGGGGACAAATTGATCCCAACCATGCTCCTCGTCATGCGCCACTTCGAGATTAGATGTAGCGACTTTTACGCCATGAATAGGATGACGAAGATAATAAACAGCCATATTAACTCCTATGAGGGCCAGGCGACCCGTAGGTCGCCCGTGGTATTAGTATTAAGACGCTACCAGCGGAACTGAGAACCACTGAGCCGCACTATAGGCCACAAACATAACTGAGGTTTTAGCAGCCATAGAATATGCGGTGCCAGAAGCAACAGCGTTAATAGCGGCGCTGTTGGAATCATTAGCCGAATACACTTTAAGAATAGCATTAGCCGTATCATCATTTTTCACGATGACAACAAGACCTGCTACACCGGTTGGTAACGCAACACCTTTAGTTCCGTCAGCAGCCGTGACCCAGCTAAAACCAGCGCCAAGAGCGGTAGCTGTGGCTTGGTTCGTTCCTGCTGCTGCTGGTTTAGCGACAGCAAGATTAAGCGTAGACGCCGTAACTGCGCCTGTAATTGATGCGCCTGTGATCGTTGGATTTGTAATGACAGCGCCGTCGATGGTCGTGCCGCTTACAAGCTGTGGATCAGAGTAGGCAACACCAACTGGTTTGGTATTGACCATTTTAATCTCCTAAAAGAAAAGAGTGGGCCAAAGCCCACCCTATTAAGCGACGCGGTAACCAACCCAAGTAGCTGCCGCTGTGCGAACAAAGCGGAAGATGCCAGAGGTGACAGCAGCAGCCGAAGCTGAATTGATGGCAAGATAAACGTTACCAACAAACGTGACGCCTGTGTTAACAGCAAGGTTAACAACGTCGCCGCTGGTCGTTGAGATGTTGATAATAGAAACATCAAACGTGCTGCCAATCTTAGCGTTCGTCAGCAGAGCATCCAACTGCGCGCCCGTTGGAACGGTCACGACAGAAGCGCCTGCGCCGCCACTTGCAACAGTAATAATGCCTGACGTAGCTTGAGCTGCCGTAAGCGTATTAGCTGCGCCCGTTAGAGCTGTAATTGAGCCTTGGTCGCCCAGTACCTGTTCATTAAGGTTGCCATCGCCTAACTGATAGCCACCACCGACTGAAGGAAGTGCCATGTGATTTAACTCCTAAATTGCGAGAAAGAAGGGGCTTTCGCCCCCTCTTATTAGCCCCAAAGACGAGCGGCCATTACCGGACGGATCGCGCTGTAGCCATACAGCACGTCAATACGGCAAGGCATACGGTCATTGTTGATGTCGTATTGGCGGACAATACGCAACGAAATGCCGTTGTGAACCTGACGCGAAGCCATATCAACACCTTGTGGAAGGAGAAGATCGGCAGTCGCGAAAGAGATCGCGTCTTTGTGATGGATCAAGTTCTGTGGATACGTCGTCGAAGCAGCGCCGAGGAATGTGATAGCAGCGCCCGAAACAGGGAAGCTGTTGACGGTTGCTAGAGCGTTTGTTGACGTATAGATCGCAGGAGAGATCGACACGCTCGAATAAGCAGACGACGCAGCGGTGTTAGCCGCAGTTACTACGAACTGCTGAAGCGAACCAGTTGACTCACGGGTCTGCGGGTTGACAGCATACACACCAGCGATGGTGAACACGTCACCAACAGCAAGTGTTTCACCGGTCGTTGCACCGCTGATGCCAATCGTTGACTGACCCTGCGTCGCAACAGTCGTCGTTACAGTGTAAGACGCTGAAGTATTACGCGAGCCGGTCGTGAACTGACGGATCGACTGCGTCATGTTCAGCTCGTCGTAGCCAAGGATACCTTCGCCCATCAAGCCATTTTTGAACTGCTTGCTGATGGTATCAACTGGGTTGAACAAGCCTTTCATGCCTTCGATCAGACCAGCGTTAGCGGCTGGATTGACGGCGACATAACGCTGAGACATTGGCGTAGCAAATTCGTTCAGCTTCTGGTTGCCCTGAAGAAGAACAAGCGACGTAGCTGGCGTGGTGCCTGGCGTGCCAACAGAGTTATAGATCTGCTGATAAGCATTAGCGACGTCAGCGTCGATGCTGGAAGCAAGCTGAGAAATACGTGGCTTAAGCACGCGTTCAGCAAAGTCGTCCAACTGCATCGTAAGTTCGGCAGACGTAAAGTTCACGCCAATGTGCTTCTGTGAAGAAACCGTCAAAGTCGTGTATTGCTCGTTGTCGTCCTGAACCTGAAGAGCAGCACCGTCCGTGACCAAAGCGCGGTCAGGAAGACGGATACGGAGGGTCGAACCGATCTTAGCGCCTTCGACGGCAAAGCTGTCGTCATACTGGCGGTTGACCGTGCGGGTGATTACAAGATTGTTCTCCAGAATTTCCAGAGCCTTTCTCGTAATCATATCAATTGTTAAGAGTGAATTGCTCATTTTATGTCACCTATCTGCGACGTTGAGCCTCTAACTTCCTAAGTTGCCGCTGTCTATCCGCTTCAATCCATTCAGATGTAGACATTGATTTCATTGACCGGGGGTCAGTTGTATCATACGTCGGGGCACCAGATGAACGCGGAGCAACAGGAGCAATAGGAGCAGGGGCAGTTGATGTCCTTTTAACCGGCGGATCTGACGCTAGTTTAGCCTCAAGTTTACCGATCTCCTTTGCCTGCAAAATCGGCGGCAAATTGGCGATCCGCTGGGCTTCTTTCGGATTAGACCCTAAGTGATAAATCACTTCAGGGCCAATGTCTGAAGCCTGGATGGCTTGAGCCATATAGTCCGTTACGGGGAGGTTCGGATTATACGCGACTTGTTCAAAGTCATCGTATCTCTCGCGGGCTTCCTCTTCGCGGTCTTTATACGAATCAAGCAGAGCTGCCTGTTGTTTTGCGGCCTCTCGTCGTGCCAAAAGTTCTTGAGCTTTTTGCTCTGCCAATGCTTCTGCATAGGCTTGCGCGTTCTCAAAATCATCTGGCGCGGGTGGAGGTGCGACGGGCTGTCTAGCCTGTTGCTCCGCAAGCCGTTGGGCCTGCTCTCTTTCCCATTTGCGCTGTTCTCTTGCGAGGCGTTTGCCTACAATCGCGTCCAGCTCTTCTTGAGAGAACGATTTTGTAGACTGTTGTTCCTCCGGCGTCGTCTCAACAGATTCAGGTGCCGCCGTGGCTTCCTGTTCCGGCGCGGGGCTGATCTCCGTTACAGCCTGTTCTTCGTCGCTCAAGGCAACTTCCTTTCTAACCTAGCTATCCGGCTAGTCGGTAACGTATATATTTACTCTTTAGGCGTCTGATCGTCAACTAATACCCAAGAGTGTCTTTAATTCTTGGACAGTTATACCAGCCGCCGCGAGTTTCTCTTGTGGCGTTAATGGCGCTGGTTCTGGCGGTGGAACGTATGGGTTAGGCGTGTTGCCCTCAGCAAGCCAAGCAAGATAGGCTTGATAGTCGGTGTTGGCTTTGTCAAATGGGATTGATATGCCGTCAGATCTATTAACAGAATATATTTTGCCATCTATCTGACAAGCAATTTGATAAGTTAGCATTTACAACTCCGCACTTAATGCTATGCAGTTTGGTGAAATTCCCTGCACTTTACTGACTGTTGTTGCGGTAGACGGAACTACAGTAACTTCTACACCGTTTGTAGTTTGATAAGTTTGAAGTGTAAGTGAAGAAGCGTTTCTATACGCCACATTATAATCTAATAGAACACCAGATGTTGCGTAGAGAGAGGGAGAGGGCGCGGCTCTCATTGTGACGGGGCCACATACAATATAATTTATTACGGTGGTTGTTGATGAAAATCCAGCTGTTCCTAAATTTAGCGCATAATACCTCTGACACTGCGCCAGCTGATCGGAGTAAATCTGCCGCTCATACGGAGTGGCGACTGAGCCGACTTCTAGTTGGACGCCGGTAACATACCAAGTAGCAGCATTAGTTCCTACAACAGATACAGCGCCAGTTGCTGTTTGATAGTTAGTAGCGCCCCAAGAACCTGTTGCGCCACTATATGTAGATCCCGCTCCAAGGCCGTAAGAAATATAAATACTAGTTGTATTATTGGTGGTCCAAGTGCCAGCGGTGTCACCCGCTATTGGTATTGATATGTATGTCCACGTATTAGCAACAGGTATTGAATAACTAAAAGCATATGACCTGTTGTTAGATCCGTTCCCTAAAGAGCCACCAAAGGTTCCGGTTAAGGAAGAATATACCCAAAATGAAACGGTAACGCTTTTAGCGCCAGAAGTTCCCCATGCTAGATCTGCAATATTAAGACCTTCAATTCGCTGCACTATTTGGAATAAGTCACTTGCGCCAACTGAATAAGATGACGAAGAAGTTATTGCTAAATAGTTTGTAAATCCTGCTGCCAATCTTGTGGCATAACCTGTTTCAGTTGTTGATGGCGTTTGCTGAACAGTAAATTTAGACGCGACAGTTCCGTAACAAAACCACCTATCAACTGTGTAAACATTTGTAGTGCTTTGTGTTACACTAGCTCCCGCATTTCTCTGGTCAACAGCCATATTACCATTGATAATACGATTGCGCTTGAAGCTGCTTCCCATAATAACGGTGCCGGACGTCGAGATCGTCCCAAGGCCAGTAGTTGTGGTTGGCGCAGTTCCAGAAATAGCGGTTCCAAGCAATAAGCTGCCGTAAGTATCTAAACGCGCATTTGCTACGCCGCTTGTATAAAACGACATCGGCAAATATGTGCCAGTTCCATTAATGCCCGACACCAACTGGACGTCTGTCGAACCATTGGTTGCAATCAAGATCTTGCTAGCATTTGTTGGATCGGCAGCATTAGTTGCCT